GGGAGTGGAAGGGGACGAAACACTTTTAGCAGTTCCCCCTGGTAGTCGTAACGCCCCTCGTTTACGTTTGTCACCAAGTAAGAAAAAGAAAAAAGGTAGCAGCCGTGACCGTCGCGAGTCAGATGGGCCGCGCAAACGCTCTCATGCTGCATCTTGGGGGCAACAGAGCACTGGCACAGACAGAGGCATCTTTCCCGGATTGCGTGATGGCATAGGATCGTTAGGTCATGGGATTGTTGGTGTGTCAGAAAGTATTTATGAAAATGATCAATCTACTTATAACATAAGAGAGCAAACAGAAGAAGATAAATTATTTCAATTAAATGATTCTATTCGAATTTTATTAAAAGGTTTAGAGAGCATAGAAACTACTGAAGAGGTTTTAACGGAGCAACAAGATGAGAATTAAACACAACAAAAAGAGAAATACCGCTTTTGTTTATGAGGCACTTATTAAAGAAGCGACCATCGCAGTTTTAAAGAAGGATGATAAAAAACGAGATAAAGCAGCAGAATTAGTCAAAAATTATTTTAAGCCTGGGAGCACTTTAAGGAAAGATCTTGATTGTTATCGTTCGCTATGTGAAAATCAAAATCTTGATAGATTAACTTCTGAAAAGATTCTTAAAGAATCAAAACTTCAAAGGCGATTAATAGATCCTAACGGCCTCTTTAAAAAGCAGACTGCATTAATTAAAGATGTAAACAAAGAATTGTCTCCTGATGTTTTTAATAATTTTGTTCCAAATTATAAATCTCTTGCTACAATCGCACAAATCTTTTCGGACAAGATCTCTCCTAAAGATAGGGTAATCTTAGAAAACGATATTATTAAACATATGTTATCCGATAGTGTTACTAATGAAGGAGAAAGTGTTGATAACCTACTCTACAGTACTTTTGCTAAGAAGTTTAATGAGAAATATGAAACTGATTTATTAGAAGAGCAAAAGCAATTATTAAACTATTACGTTTCATCTTTTGCTGATAATTCATTAGAACTTAAACTTTTTTTAAATGAAGAGATTAAAAGATTGATTACAAGACTTGAAGAAGCGACGAGCACTAAAGAGATCAGGGACGATAATGAAATGAAGAAGAAGACAGATAAGATCGTTGAAAAGCTTAGGTCTTATTCTCGGACAACCATTACCGATGATGTACTTTTAACCATAATGAAAACACAACAACTCGTAAAGGAAATTTATAACGATGGCGATCACAGTTAGAATCGGCGCTGGCGCACATCAGGCGTCTGTAACATTAGAACTAGATATGCGTAAAAGCCTGGGTGGCGATCTTATGATTTTTGATCATGGCGATATAGACATTGTTTTGTCCACAAAAAAGAACAAAGTCATCGTTTTTCCAAAAGACACATTAGATGATTTGACCTACGGCGCCCAAAACCGTTTATTTGCTCATTTGCAAAGAAAGGGTTTAGTTATTCCCGAAACTATTCAAGCCGGCTCTTTCTACGGTTCCCTTGAAGGAAAAATGGAAACAGCATCAAACGATAAATTGAATACAGCAAAAATGACTTTAATTAATATTTCCAATTTTATTGATGAAGAACGCCCATACTTTGAGGCAACTGAAGCAATTATCGCGATGGATGATGACGCTTTAACTCATCCCGACAAAGAAGGCTCCACAGAACTTGGTGAAGTCCCACAGAAGACGGAGAAAGGCTCTATTTATCCTGGCATGGTTAGAGATCCTTATTCTTTGAATTATCTATATACAATTTAAAATGGATTTATTATATTTTATATTAGCCGCTTATGGTCTTACTCAGATTCTTGTTTACGGCAAACTATTTGAGAGAATAAGACCCAAGAAAGGGAAAGCGGGAGAACTGGCTAATTGTCCCATGTGTGTGGGATTTCATGTTGGCTGGTTTTTATTGTTACTTTCTCCATTTACAGAACTATTTAATTTTGATATCACTGTCGCAAATTTCTTTCTTTTGGGATGGTTATCGTCAGGAACATCATATATATTTAATATGATCTTTGGAGATCATGGAATTCAAATTACCAAAAAGGTAGAGGTTACAACAAATGAAAAAGAAGATTACAGCGAATCAACTTAAAAGGATTATTGAAGAAGAGCTTCAAAATGAGCAATATGGCCTCAACCTTGCGCGCCCACCCCGCCGCGGCCCGGCCCGCCCCCGCCGCGGGACCACTCCCGTAGAACTTGGTCGGGCAGCAGCCGCGGCAGGTGAAGAGGCGCCCCTCAACCTGACGCGCCCACTGGAGGAACCTGAAGCACTATCGACAACCCAAAAACTAATAAATCAATTTTTAAAGTTACTGGGCTCGCGTTTCGGACCTCAATTCATATCAAAAGTTGATGATCCCGGTGAATTTTTGATATTCTTTAAAGGTTTAGTAGACTTGCTCAAAAAATATAATCCTGTTGATTTTACTACTTCCGAATGGAGATCGGCGATGACCCAATTGAGGAATGAAGTGATCCCTGATATGATTAAGACTCTGAGCACGCCCGAATGGGACACAGCACTGCACGATCCTACTAAACCACCAGCGGATTGGCGAAAAGCACCAGCAGCAAAAGAACTACCACTCGCAGCTAAGGAGTAGCCAATGAATAACTTTTGGACACAAAAATGGATGCTTCAACCAGTAAGGAATTGCTGTAAAGGCTCATAATTCGCGCGGGTAGCGCCCGCAATATAGAGGAATAACAATGAAAATCACAAAATCCCAACTTAAACAGATTATTAAAGAAGAGTTTGGTGGCATCTTTAAAGAAGACCAAAATTTAAGAGACCCGTTTGAAGCTTTGGCGATGCTCAGAGGCAACAGCAAGGCCAATCGACGTATGCTTTTAAATAAAATACCAGCAGAGACGCTTGTTGGCATTGCCTATGAACTTAAAATTGATATAATAAACCTAATAATGAAGGGATTAGAAGAATGAAAATCACAAAGAAACAACTTAAACAGATTATTAAGGAAGAACTTGAGGCAGTGTTGAGCGAAGCGGATGAAGAATTCGAAGAACTCCTTGCGTGATGTCAGGTTGAATGCCAAAATATCAAAGAAGGCGCTAGCTATACAAAATGTGTCGACAACTGTACGGGGGCAACCAAAGAATGAGGAAAGGTAGAAAAATAAGGAATAAATAATGGCTAAAGTACTTTTACGAGAATACTACGAACTATGTGAAGGCGGCGTGTGTCAAGATCTTTTGACAGAAGACGAAAAAAGGTTTGTTACAGACGGCGGCATGATGCTATCTGGCAAACTGCAAGAAGCAGACTGTCAAAACGGCAACGGAAGAGTTTATCCATTCCAAACTTTAATGAGAGAAGTTAAAACCTACCAAAAACTCGTAAAAGAAAACAGAGCCCTAGGAGAATTAGATCATCCCGACGATTCGGTTATTAACCTTAGAAATGCTTCTCATATGGTTACTTCTGTTTGGATGGAAGAGAAAAACGTAATGGGAAAAGTAAAAGTACTAGACACCCCCTCTGGAAAGATTCTTCGTTCATTGGTGGAGTCGGGTGTTAAGTTGGGTATTTCGTCTCGCGGCATGGGTTCCGTAAGTGAAGGCAACGGCAGAACGATGGTAGAGGATGACTTTCAATTGATTTGTTTTGATTTTGTTTCAGAACCATCAACCCCGGGCGCATTTATGATGAAAGAAGTAAAAGATTTACGAGAATCAAATATTTTCACCAAAGCAGACAGAATTAATCGCCTATTGAACGAGGTGTTGGAAAATGAAGAAAAGTGATTTAAAACAATTAATTAAGCCTTTGGTTAAAGAATGCATACACGAAGTCCTTTTAGAAGAAGGACTTCTTTCAAGCGTGGTGGCTGAAGTGGCTAAAGGACTCCAAGGCAATCTTGTTGTCGAGACAAAGAAAAAACAGGACAAACGCATATTTAATGAAGACTTGCAAATGCAACGCAAGTCAAATGAATCGAGAGTGAAACTTCAAGATCACCGTAAGAAATTGATGGAGTCGATTGGTGGGGGCGCTTACAACGGAGTAAATCTTTTTGAAGGCACAGACCCAATGTCCCATTCAGAACCCAAGCAGGGAGAAACAGATTTAGGTAATCCACGCGATGCTGGCGTAGATATTAGTTCTATTCTTGGGAAATCCTCTCAAATTTGGAAAGCAATAAAGTAGGTGTATTATGGCCAGATTGGCTAATGTTATTGTAAAATCAAAAGAATGTAAAAACAATCACGAACGAATGATTCGAAGATTTATAAAAAAAGTTAAGAAAGAACGAATTGTTGAAGAAGTAAGGGAAAGGAAACGCTATAAAAAGCCTTCTGTTGCTAAAAAGGAAAAACGTATTCGTGCCCAACGCATGAGACTGAAAGAAGAACGAAAACAGCAGAGAATACAACAAAAACGTAATAGAAATAATTAGTGACTATTTATAGTGAATATAATTAACTTAGGAGATTTATATGCCGACTTTTCAATATAACAGTTGGGGCCGTACAAGGAGTCCAAAGAATCTCGCCGGCGGCGTCCAGGGCAAAAAGGTAGCAGTTTTACCCAATACCGATGCTTTAAAAGGCGTCACAGAATCAAGCCAAGGTTACGTCACGGAAAATCAAAGATATTTACACGTTCTGTTGGAGGATGCCCATGGCAACGACCCCGATGAAGCCTTGAAGATATTTGGATATTGCCACGCTTTTCAAAGGTGGTTTGAAATACCTGAAAGCGAAGCTGGTGGCGAGGGTCAGAACACTGCGAACGCTGCTTCTTCATTTACTGTAGCCAATTCCGACGCCGCGCCCGGAGCACAAGTGCCCTCCGATAGAGAGTACCGACGTTATGAGATAGTGGGAATAGATAGGGTTGCCTTCGTTAATGCAGATCCAACCGAAGTTAATGTTTTCGCTGCTTGCAGTACATTTTAGGGAGAACTACTAAATGCCAAGAAGCAGGCGGATATACATAGATTTTAAAAACAACAGAACAAGATTTCCAAGTAGTTCTGCAGGGGCAGGTTAGCCCGTGTCGAACTTTTCTTGGGCATATATTGATTGTGCAGCCATCTACGGCTCAGGTTCGTTTGGGCCACCTAACTCACTTCAATTTGTAACAGAATCCGGAGGTGCTACCACCGGTTCACATCTTTTATCATACTATACTGCTAGTGTATACAGTTATCAACCCAGCACGATGGTTTTATCTGGTAACTTAGTTGTAACTGGCGCCATCAGTGCTAGCAATTATTATATTCAAAATATTGCCGTCATTGATCTCACAGGTTCAACAAATTTTGGTAACACTAATGATGACGAACATCATCGAACTGGTAGTTTTGTTATTACGAAAGGCGCTGTGGATCCCACAGTATACACTTTAAGTGCGTCCGTTCTCGATGGTCGTGTGTCTGTTAGATCCTTTTCTGGTCGTTATCGCAAGGTTACTAGTACTTCTTATGTTATAGGGGTCGAGGAATATATTGTAGCAGCTAGTGCTAGCGCTAACCAGACCTTTTATTTGCCAACAGCATCGGTAGTCGGCGCCGGCGCCATCCTTATTATTAAAGACCAGTATGCACAGCGAGCATCTACGTCTGTTTTTGTTTCTGCGTCAGAGCATGGCCATCAAAGAGTTGAGGACGGGCCATTTTACGAAATAACTGGCACAATGTCTTCATTAAATCTTTATTCAGATGGTACTCATTGGTTTGTGTATTAACCAAATAATACATAATATCGTCTTTTTGTGATGATTAATACTATTTATTTTGAAAACTGTTTTTTAGGAGTAATTATATGTCAGCTTTGTTAAAAGAAGCCTTTATCGATGCCAAGGCATTGCGTGATGTAGCGTTAAAAAATGCTGAAGCAACTATTGTTGAAAAATACTCTGATGAAGTAAGAAAGACGTTGGATAGTCTTATTGAACAAGAGGTTGCCGCTGATCCGCTAGCCGCTGATCCGCTAGCCGCTGATCCGCTAGCCGCTGATCCGCTAGCCGCTGATCCGATGGCAATGGACCCGATGGCAATGGACCCGATGGCAATGGACCCGATGGCAACAGAACCAGAAGGAGAGCCAATTTTAGAAGATGAAGATATACCCCTTGCAGCAACTGATGGGTTTTCTAATTTAAAAGGTACGAATCTTGATGCCGCGCCTGATGAAGGCGAAAGTGTTGAGTTCAATGTCGATCTAGACGCCTTACAAGAAACAATCCGTCAACTTCAAGAAGGGACGGAAGAAGATGTTGATATTAATGAAGAAGAGTTGGCTGAAATGCTTTCCGATGAAGAAGAAGTTATCGAAGAAGAAGAATTAGATGAAGATTTTGATATTCCCGATGAACTCATTAATGGCATCATGGAAAAGATGACTGTAGATATGGGCGCCGAATTGTCTGGCTGGGCAGGACGCTCTGATTATGATATGCGATGGGAGATGGAAAAAGAAATGGCCCACCGTCGCAGTACAGATGTCGAAGAAGATTTAAAAGACTTGAAAAAGGCTCAAGAAGAGTTGATTTTTGAAAATAAGAAACTCAAAGGGCAAATCAAAAAATATAAGCAGGTAGCAGTAGAATTAAAAGAAAACATGCAAGATGTTAACGTTTCTAATGCTCGCTTGCTTTACACGAACCGTGTGCTGAGAAATACCTCCTTAAATGAGCGGCAAAAAGATAAAATTGCCGAAGCTATTTCTAATGCTGGTTCAGTTATGGAAGCGAAGACAATTTATGAAACGCTTAAAAGCGCAACGCCGGCACAAACTAAACGTGCCCCACAATCGTTGAGCGAAGCAATCAGCCGTCCGTCTTCTATAATTCGTGCTTCTCGTAGAGAAACACAACCTACTGATCCATTTTTGGATAGAATGAAAAAACTAGCAGGTATTAACTAATTTAAAGGAGGTAATATATTATGGCTGGAATCGTAGAAAGGTTGACTGAAGGAATTGTCAATCGTGATATGCGTGCCGAAGGTAACGCATTGTTAAGTAAGTGGGAACGCACAGGACTTTTAGAGGGTCTTGATAATGATCGCGGTCGCCACGCAATGGCTCGTTTGCTTGAAAATCAAGCTAAGGAGCTTCTCCGTGAATCAAGCACCATGTCTGGTGGTGATGTCGAAGGTTTTGCCGCAGTGGCATTCCCAATCGTTCGTCGCGTATTCGCAGGTTTGATCGCCAACGATCTCGTTAGCGTTCAACCAATGAGTCTTCCAAGCGGACTCATCTTTTTCCTAGACTTCACCACGTCT